ACGCTCATACCCTGCAACCCAAGCAGGATTATCTCCTGTGATTGTAACAAAGTCACCAGTTGTTTCATATGCACGGCTAAGGTTTCTATGTGACTCTACGAACGTATCGTCCATAATCTTTGCAGCATTCTTAACGAATCGCTCAGAGATAGCAGCGGCTTTCTCAGGTGTAGCACCTAATGCATCCTCGTATGTGACACCATCTACCTGGTTAAGACCCATACCGTACTTGTCTTTAACCTTACCTGGATTCATAAGCATCTTGTCTAGGTCAGCAATTTGCTTATCAATCAGGTCTACGTCCTTGGATACGGCACGCTGTGCTAGAAGTTCGTTGCGCTTAGTCTGCATCTTGACTGTATTACTCCACTTGAATACATCGTGGAATGATGAGCCTACAAATCGGTTAGCAACAAGGTTGTTTGAACCAGCAGATGCTGCCTTAATAATAGCCATAGGACCTGCAACAGCCATAGTACGCATCAAGCCTTCAGTTACGTTACGCACTGGATAACCAACACGTGCAAGAACCTCAAACTTAATCAATGAATCAAGTCCATCAATAAGTTCAGTTCCTACTTCACGACCCTTACTTGTGGTCTTGTAAACTCTTCCACCTTTATCAAGGCGTGCACCACGTGTGTACTTATTAAGTGACTGGTACATCTGCTCGATATTAAGTGTTGGCAACTGATGTGCTAACTGTGTTTCCATTAATGGTGCAGGAATGATATACATACCACCCTCAGCGCCTAGGATAGGCTTAAGTGAAGCCTTCTCAGCAGCGGCAGTTGAGCCTGTGTATACGCGCTCACGAATCAAGTTCTGTGCGCTAACACGTCCATCTTGGAATGTAGACCAAGCCTTCTTAACAGCATCATCGCTAAAGCCATACTGACGTGCGATAGTGCTAAAGACTTCTGACTCAATCTCCTGATAAACACGTGCACGGTCATTGACATCTAGTGCATTTGTGTACTTAGCAAATAGTTCATTCTTGCGCTCAACTGAAAACTGAGACTTAGCAAGGTCATCTTCAAAGTTCTTTAACTGACCTTCTAATGTGCGCTTAACTTCAGCAGCAGATGCTCCAGTGCGTGGGTCATCTTTAACGCCAGCCTTGAGTTGGTTCTTAATGTCATTAATCTTTGCTGTGTAATTAGCAGTTTGCTTCTCAGATACACCACGTACGCGAGACAACATATTGTCAATCGTCTGTACAGATTGGTTATCGTTAAAGTCAATCCATCCCTTAGGACGCTTGTAGAAGAATCCAGTTAGAACGCGAGCACCCCAAGGCGCTACTGCTGATGTGTACTCTCCTGGAGCAGTTGCACGGACATCAATGAAACTCTGGCTATTAGCAAACTTCTGACGGAAACCAGATAGAGCATCTACCTTTGGGACCACGTTAGGGTCAAGAATAGCCTCTGCTGCTAACTGCTTATGAATGTTAGCGAGTTCTTCATCGTACTGCTTGATAAGAACATTGGCTGCTTCAATATCTGTGCCGTTGTTAACTAGGTCAAATGTAAGATTGCCTGTTGCTTTGTCGATACCTGCGCCCATATACTTAACATCTGCAACTTCATCGCGTAACGTACCGACTTTAGCAGCAAGGATTTCGCTAGTCTCTGTAAGACGCTGATATGCAACAGCATCACCTTGTGCAGACAAGATAACATCTGTCTTAAGTTGATGACGTAAAAACTTATCTGTTTCTTTATTAGCATCAGCAAGTAGACTAGATAGTGATGCAGGGTTAGAAGACTCACGGATAGCCTTGACACGGAAGAGGTCAGCCTCATCCATATTGTCAGTGTTCTCAAGGAATGACTCAAATGTAGCCTTTACCTTGTTAGCCTTAAAGCCTGTTTGTTCTCCAGCCAAGATAGCACGTAGTTCTTTTGTGCCAGATACTGCTGTAGAGATTCCCTTGTAAGCCTTAACTCCCTTACCAACAAAGATAGTTGGGTCGAGTACAAAGCGAGCAACTACATCTGTAGTCCAAGAACTAACACGTCCTGCTGCTTGGTCGCCAAATGCCTTCTTACGCTGATTCTTGTCAAAGATATCAAAGTCATTTGCTGCAAATAGGATGTGGTCCTGTACAAAGCGGTCAGTGTTAATCGCTCCACCTGTAGCAAAACTTGCCACATCAGAGAATACATCATTGAACATATTGATTGGCTTACCAAATACTTGGCTAACCACTGCTTGTCCAGGCGAAATGTTACGTGATGCGTCCCAAGCCTTCTTGACTCCATCAAGATTGAAGCCACTGTTCCAGATTGGGTTCTTATCATCAGTTGCAGTTAAACCAAATGTGACAGCCTGTGCTGAAAAGTTGTATGCAGTTTCCATACCTGCAAAGATTTTGCCAAAGAATCCAGGTTGCTCTGGAGCCTTAGGTGCAATAGGATTCTTTGCGTTGTAAGACGCAATAGCATCAGCGCGAGTCTTTGGTGGTACAGACTTACCCATATCCAATGGGAGAGCCAATGATTGTGGCTTCTTATCCGCATTGTAATACTGATTGAATGCACCGATTGCATCAAATGCAGATGGGTTTGCTGCTTTAAGTTTGTCTGAGTAAGCCTTTTGCGCTGCTTCTCTATCGCTCATTGAAGATTAGCCCTTAACACTCTCACATAATTGCGGAAGGCTTGCGAGGAGTTAGGGCTTTGTGCGGCGACTTCGAGTGCTGGAAGATAAGAAAGCAAACGCTGCTTATCCTCGTTCGAGTCACCTGCACCAGGAAGTGTGAGTGCTTCTGGTCCTGCTCCTGGTCCCATAGCAATTCCTGTCGTTACTGGTTCGTCAGGTCGTTCTGACGGAGCATTGAGAGGCGTTACTTGCGGAAGGTTGCTTGCCATTGATGGTGCTGCTGAAGTAGGTGATGGCGCTTTAGCCATAGGTGCACCTGCTTGCTGTTGAGATAATGCTTGGTTCTCGCCATATGCGAAACCTGTGTAGTCACGACCAGATTGACCGTTACCACCTGTAGCAGAAATGTTCGCAGGATTATTCTGCGGAGCAGTCGGGCGCATACCGCCACTGTTTTGATTCCCTGCCATTGTTCCTCCTACTTAATGAATTGTTCAAGAATGTGAAATGGTGCTGAAGTTCCGTTGTTGTTAATCGCTGCAATTCGCATTGCATCTAGTACTGTCGCTCCTGCGTGTAATGCACCTAGTGCAAAATCACCACCTGAGCCAATACCATAAAAGTTATTGTCATTCATCGCTACTGCAAAGTCGCTATCAATCTCGAACAGAGTTCCGTTGATACCAAGGATAAGTTGCAATTCAAACTTGTCTTCGTTATCTGATGACTTAGCAAACTCAATTCCTGCTTCTTGCAATGTTGCCTTCAGAGAAGGTGCGACTTTGTTAATCACAAACTCATAAAGGTTTGTCTTTGCTTTCGCAGTTACTAATGGAGGCGACCACCCGTGGAGTACCACTTGTAAAGCACGATAGTCACCAGCACCACCAATAATGTAACTTCCACGTTCAACCGCCTTGACCATTTCTGGATGTGTATAAACTTTACCGCCCTCTGCAACACGAGAATCACTTGCAATAACACAACTGTCTTCGTATTGCACGCCAACAATCGTTGTCATTGTCCCCTGCTTTCGTTATCGGCGTGTAACTGTTCTTACTGAGGCGTTACCTTGTCCTGTTGCCCCACTGAGTGAAGATAGAAGACTTTGAATACTTGGTGCTCCTTGTTCTCCACCCATCATTTCTGGTGGAAGAGCGCCTCCTGCTGGAGGAGCGGTGGGAGCAGGGGACGGTTGCTCAACCATAGATGCTTCCCCAGCAGGAGGAACTGGTTGCTGCGGAGCAAATGTGGCTTCAATAGCGTCCTCAAGGGATGTTCCCTTTTGACGAGCCTTGATAACCGCAGCAATTTTATTTACGAGTTCCGATGGGTCCCCACCTGTTGCAGCCATTTGTGGAATCGCTTGTGTCATAGCAGTAAGTGAACCAAGTAGTGCTGTACGCATCTGCTCGATTTCAATCTTTTCTAATTCTTGTGTAACGTTTACAGTAAATGGCAACTCACGCATTGCCATATCCTTGGAAATTAATCCGCCTCCCAATGCTTGTAGCATAAAGATAAGACCTTGCGCGGGATTAAGACCAGCAAGCATACCGTAACGAACGTCGGCAGAATAATCGCCCTTAATATCTTTCGTAGGCTTATATGTAACTTCATAAGGTGAACCTGAATCTACTCCGCGAATTGTTTTCTCTTTAGGGAAAATCTTTTCGTCTACTTCAAAACAGATACTGATTACATCACGAAGTGATGCAGCAAAGATTGCTTGTGCAGACTTAACCTGTGTATCAAAGGCACCCATAAGAGCCTGTACACCTTGTCCTGTAACTACTGATGCATCAATGTTTCCTGTTCGTCCTTCAGGATAACGAGCACCAACACGCATTTCTTGATTAAGAAGTCCAGATTGCTGGAACGCACCCTGTGGAATTGAGAGTTCAACACGTCGCACACCCGCTGGGTTGTTTGTGTAGATAACTGCATCTCCGCCAAGTTGCAATTCGTTGACATCTGTAGGCAATACAATCGGTGCCTGTACAGATTTCTCTGCTGCTTCCATAGCAAGTAAAGCAAAACGATTGCGAAGCAATTGAATTCCAAGGATGTCGTCAAACTGTCCACGAAGTTCGCTATCAATGGATGGCTTACGAGCAACGACAATGTGCATCTTGCCAAGAGGATTGGCAGCCCAAGAAAGAACTAAGTCTTCCTTTGTTGGGATGTAGATGATTGATTGGTCTTTGTCGTAGTAACGAATCATCTCAACCTGAGCAGTCAAATCCTGGTCGTATCCTCGTCGTCCGAGTAACTGGGATTCGTAATCAGGGAACTGAGATACGAGTTCGCCTAGCGTCATTGAGTACCGCTTTGCAAATGCCACACAACGTCCATAGCGGTCAAACTCTGGGTAAGCACCCAATGGGTTTTCTATGCGGATACGTGGCAGTTTTGCGTCTTCATCCAGTTCGACTACGAACGGGAGGAAACCATATGTGAGATACCAGTCAGCACCTTGGTACATTTGTACTGCAAGGTCTGAGTGTGAAAAGTAATTGGCTGCAATGCGTGTGCGTGTGTCAGCAAACTTGCGAGCACGGTCAGTTACCGCGTTTGCCGCAGAGCAGTTGATTGCAGGAAGTGGTGCCATAACCTCTGAGAGGTCACGAGCAACAATGTCAATGAAGTTAGCAACGACGTTTGAGTCAACGCCCTCTGGAAAGAAGTCAGGATAAACTTCTGCAATCTTTCCTTTACGAACTGCAAGTACGTCAAGGTTACGCTGGTCGCGTTCTCCGTTGAGGTATCGCAGAGATTCAACTCTTGCGAAGACCTGCTTCATTGATAATGCCATTGTTTTCCTTATCCGTATTGTTCAGACCATTGGTCCGCGACTACCTCTTGAAGGTTTACTGTGACTCTGTTTGACATCTGACCGCGAGTAGCCCACCGATTCTGTCGGTATTGCTGAGCGCGGTGTCCTGCTTGCATCAGTTCGCGGATGCGAATGACTGCAAACCACAGTGCCATTACGCAGTCTGTAGGGTTTCTAGTATCAGGCTTCCAAGTAATCAACTCTTGTACCAAAGTCTTTAAGCCTTCAGAGCCTTCGTTACTTGGTAGTTCAATTAAGTTGTTATCTTGGAATCGTCCATCTCGTGTATTGCCAAACAGCGATGCCATTGACGCTACACCAAATGATGTGTCCCACTTGTTCTTTCCCGTAAAGTGCGAGTTCAGTTGACATCCATACTGAGCCAGGTACTGGCGTAGGTTGTCATCTAATGCGTAAGCCTTCTGGTGTGCGTTAATTTCAATACGCAGTTCTTGTGGCTTATACTTTTGAACCCATTCTTCAATGAGGTCTTGAATCTTTTGCGGAGTTGGCTCGGTCATATTGACACAATCCAATATATAAATTTTACCGTCAGAGCGGTTATAGG